TTCCTGCCAATACCATTGGTGAAGATGATGTAAGTCCGTTAGCTCCGCTGTGATTTATCTTTCCAGATATTTCTCCAAATCTTGTCATTTTAATTTAATAAAATAACAACTATTTACAACGAAGTACAATCGTTTTTGCTCCAGTATCTGAACCGCCAAGTGTAACTACAAGAACTCCTGAACTTACTACCGTTGTTGGTGCTTCAGATACAACTACGCTTCCTGTTGTAGTCTGATCATAAACGTCAATAGTCAATAACTTTGTAGCTCCGTAATCATTCAAGTCGATTTGAACTGTGTCAGTTCCACCTATTACAGTGTCTGCCAATTCCCACATTAACACCTTAACGCCTGCGTTTGGGGATTCCTGTGTAACTGTTCCTACTTCTCCTAATGCTGTCATTATTTTTCCTCCATTTTGTATTTAGTTGGGGTGCCGTTTTTTTAGTTCTCCGGCCGAGAACATTAATAAAAATAAAAAATAAAAAAATTGTTATTTACAATATATTGTCGATAAATGCGTTAAAAGCTGGATTTTTCATCACTAGACACTGGTACTGCTTCAAATAAAACTTATCCGAATCGTTGGTTTTACCCATTGCTTCGTATGTTGTATCCTGCAAAACCCTCATCTCGATGTAATCTGTATCAAGGAAGTAAATCTGTTTAGCACCCGAAGTGTTGCTCAAGTACTGTGATGGGATCAACGGGACTGGTCCGACCATAGTTTGAATAATCACTGCAGATGGAACACCGAATGGCAATACGCCGTTAGGGACATCACTTGGAGAATATCGGTATGTATCCAATATAATCTTTCGCACATCTCTTACTGCTGAACTAGACCCAATTGCCAACTTAACGTTTCCGCTGTCGTCAAATGCATACTGAACTGCTGTTTCGATATCATCAAAAGTCAATGCTGCTCCATCTAGGTCTTTAACATTTGTTGTTCCCTGTAACTTTACGATACCGGAGAACTCTGTTGCGTCTGTAGATGCATCACCATTAACGATTAAACTTTCTTCCAATTCCTTTAGTGCTCTTGCTGCTGTCAAGACTCTTAATTGCATAGCGTTAGAGGCCGCAACGTTTCCGAATGCGCTTCCACCTAACCCTGAACCAGTACCCTGGAAACCTTCAAGAACGAACGCAGGTTGCGCTGCTCGTGCAGGTCCGGTAACTCGACCAACTGAATAAAGGAATTTAATCGGTGTAGAGTACCTATCGATTGTATCGTTAGCTTCTCCGAATGCTGCATCTTCGTATGCAGTAAAGGCCGCCCCTTTTGCAGTTATCTCGTTCCAGTCAGCGTACATTCCCAAGTTCGTAACTCGAGGAATTAACTCAACAAGAGGTGTTCTCTTCCTAGTCTGATCAATCAGCATAGGAGATAAATAAACTGGAATCATTGCATATCCTGCAGTTCCAGATCCACCTTGTTCAGTAGTGGTTGCTTTCATATCAGCCTTAAGCCTCAAGTCAACTCCACTTACTGGGTCCCAATATCTAGTCTTGCTCTTTAGGTTAGCGAATGATTGGTAGTATGCGTCCTGGAAGTCCAGTCCGTCCATATTTCCTGTGAATGCGTTTACCATTTTAGCAAAGCTCTATAGGATCAACAGATTTTTTTTCTGGTTCAGCTGCTTCTTCATCTTCTTCTTTCTTATTGACGTTCGTGGACTTATGTACTGGTTGTTTTAAAGCATCTGTAATCTTAGCAAGTGTCTTAGTCATTTCTGACTGAGCTTCCTTCATAGAAACATTATCTTTCACAACAGCGTCGTACTTTTCGTTCATAGACTTCAATTCAAGAGAAATAGATTTTAACATCTCAACCGATTTAGCTTCAACGTCATCTGAACCTTCGCCTTCTCCAGCATCGCTGCCTTCTTCTGCGTCAGTTCCTTTGTCGTTTTCTTCATCTGTCATCTTAGAATTTTTTGTGTGTAATTTAGTTATATCTCCCGATTTCTCGGTTGAATGTGATTTGCTCTTTACTTCGAGCTGTCCTTCGACACTTGGATCCGCTGCCTTTCTTTTCTTGTACTCTTCAAGCGCGTCCATTGATTTTGTGAATACTTGTGCCATTTGGGCCTTTGTGTTACATGGGTTTCCTGTCATTGCGACATTTAATAAAATAACATCGTTCAGCATTCGAATAGCCTTTCCGTCTTTTTGCTCGTAGCTGATATCTGTTGGTAAGAATGCCACACTGAAAGCGTCCAAGTATTTCTCTACTAGGTTTCCTTTGATTGATTTGTAGTTTGGACTGAATCGATTAATCTCACACTTTACGCTTGTTGAGAATCTTCCATCCCCCAATTCCTTAACCGTTGCATCGATTATCTTCCCGGCAGGGATTTTGGTCTTGTTGATTTCCTTCTCTTCATGCGAGTTGCCCTTGAACGCTTCATGCTCCAAATCTAATTTCATATTCCTCTCTAAAATCTGTTTTTGCATGCTCTCCTGACAGTTTTTTGTCATGATATCGTTTACGAGGTCTATGTCGTTTGTAGAAATATCACCCTCGACGAATAAGTGTTCTTCACCCTTCAAAGTAACTAGATTTACGTTTAATGGAGTTGTGAATGTGAAAGATGCTTCTTGGTCCATAGATTAGTTACATCAATTTTAATTATAAACCTACTTTCAAAATTTTAGAAGTATTATAACGCTTCAATTATGTCAATTAATCTCTTATGATTTATGTTTGATTTGATACCTATAGTCTTTTTGAGTGTTTTTAGAACACCCGACTTAATCATAAATTTCTTTTGTCTTGTTTTCCTTATTGGAATAATAATGTTAAATTCCTTTTTGCCTTTTTTTACTACGTTAACTGATATCTCAAATGTATAATCTTTTGTTCTTTTTGAAGATGGCCCTCCATAGACATCTTTTTTATCTCGCCCATAACCCCTAGTAAGAAGTTTTGTGAATCTACCTAGTCCACGCGTTATAATATTCATGCGGGTATTCTCTTGAATACATCAGTTTCAGTTGGATCTCCTGCTCTTGTTTGTAAATCAAATTTATATAATTCTGTTGTTCCATCGTCGTCATAGAATATCATTTGACCGGATTTTATTTCCCATTTGTTTTTCTCTATCTTAAGAATCTTTCCTATTCCTGCTGTCTCATTAGAATTATAAGAATACCTGTCTGAACCTGTCAATGTACTAGTCCCATCTGCTCGGATCACATAATTCTCATCCTCATCATAAGTTGTAAAGTCATAAAAATAAAATCCTCCTGCAACTTCTGTCATCGCCTGCGCATTTATAACTTGGGTTCCATCAAGTGTCCATACATCAATTGTTGGACTTAGACCTGTTGCCGGTGTTCCCGCATTACTAAAAAAGGAGGTTATTTTCATATTTCTACACACCCCGTTTGGTTACATCTCCATTGTTTTGTCTTTGAATCATTCTGAATTGGCACTAGCTCTTCAATCTCTTTTATATCTTCCATCTCTTCAAAATTATATTTTACCCACCCTTCAGAACAGACCTTGTAAGTATCTTCATAATAACATCTCGTTCCAATCCCTGAACTAATTTTTTCACAGATAATTACAATATCTCTTGATTGGCAATAAAACGCCTCATCTCCGTCTGTAAGATAATAAGTTCCACTAGTTGCCAAAATTAATGTTATAATCATCCCAATTATTAATTTTGTTTTAGTCTCCATCATCTTTCCCCTTAAATTTAATCATCCCCATCAAAACAATATTAAAAATTAAAAACTCTCCAGGTCCAATTACATAAACGCAATTTGGTTCAATAAATAAAACGTTATCCACATTATTCCAACACTGGGTAGAATCCATAGTTTGATTCTCTGATATTCCACAGTGCCCATTTATAGCAAATTCCCCAGTATAATTATCACACGCTTCACAATTCCATGTCATATCTTCTTGCCCATAAGTACTATACTTAAAAGTATAATTCAAACAGGAATAATTATAATCTTCTATTCCATTATTTGCAGTGCATATCTGATCGCTTGCAGTATAATTGGTTTCATTAAAAATTAAATCTCCAGTTGAGTTCCATATTCGTATAGTCATATTTTCCACTCCGGATCCTTGAAGTTTCCATCCTTGACAAATAAAAGTATCCTCTGAATAACTAATTAAATCCGCATGTGCCGGATCACTTATAACTGTTACATAAACATGTCCCTCCACAGTAGCTGCAGAAGAAAAAGAGATTAAGAAAATCCCAATAAATATAAATGCCATGATTCCTATAAAACCTCTTTCGCCTTTTTTTAATGGTTTATCAAATTCAAAAGAAAGTTTCTTAATAAATTTCTTCTTAAATAAAAAAGTAAATATTTTATCCATTATATTCGAGGGATTTTTCAATATCATTATAATTTAATAAATCCATAGATTCCTCCTCCCTTTTTTCTCTCTTTCCAAACTTCCTTCATATGACAACTTTTGCAAAAATTTCCTTTAGTTTTCGGAGCCAAAATCTTCCTACATTTAACATTCGCACATCGATTATTAAGTTTCTTTTTTGAATTTTCATAAACAATTTTGTTTTTCTTTTTGCATTCTTCTTGATAAGTTTTACTAGTTTTCATCTTTTCAAAATGTCTTATTGACTTTGTTATTCTAGCTCCGTTCCCCATTTTATCCAACTAGATATCTCCCCGTGTCATTACAACAATCACTTCCTCGAGTAGTTGTATCACAGGGTGATTCTCCTATGCAATTTAATTGAAAATGCGTTGCATTAACATTTTGAAAAGTAGTATTTGTATCCTCTTGAACAAAAGCGGTACAGACTACACTATCCTCTAATTGTGTAACTGCATAACCTTCCGAACAAGCAATAGGATAATTTTTTAAGTAATTCCATGATAAATTTGCGAATATATTTTGAACAGTAGCGTTTCCTGTACAATTAATAATACCTTCATCGCCCCCAATCCAACAAGTCGTTGTAGTCTCATTCCCGAATTCGGTTGGTGCGCCATATTCACTATAAGATGCAGACAATCCCACAATCAGAATCATAATCAAACATGCAAATAAATAATATCTATATTTCATATCTTCAAAACCCTCCCTTTTACTTTAAGATTTCCGTTTTCATCAATTATGGCCACAACCACTGAATCAATCGTTAAACTATAAGTCTTTGCTGCCGCATCATAAATCCAAGGACTCCCTGCAATGTTCTTCAATAAAATATTATCCATTATATCAAAATGTAATCTAGTTTAATTTTAAGCTTTGCTGTAATTGGTTTCATTGTTGTTAATTTTGGATATATCTCAAATTCTACTTTTTCAGTTTCCATTGGTTTTATGTTCTCAATCTTCTTAACTATCAATATGTCTTTCCCAATTAATTCCAACTCAATATTTATGTGATAATTAATTGTACTTTGTATATAAATTTCTGCGATTGATTTTTGGCCTGCGATTACTTGCTCAAAATTAATAGAATCATCAATTTCGATTTCTTTATTCTTGTCCAGGAATACTTTGATTTCTTTCATAGTCCTCATTAAGATTATTTAATAATTTTAACTTCTTAGATTTTATTTCGTAATCCTTTTCTGCTAATTTTACTTTAATCTCTTCATCGAGATATTTATTTTCTGCTTTTGACTGCTCGATTAAATCCCTTTCTATTTTTTCAATTCGTTTTTGTTCTACATCTTCTTTCTCAATAAAAATCATGGACGATCTACAATTCACATGACTAGGCGGACTTTGTCCAGACCAACTTCCTGATTCAAAGTCTTCGTCAAGTGCCTTTATTTGCCCGTCTAAGCGCTTACAGATGTCCGAAGTCCTATCATCCTCATGAGTTACCCACTTTTTAACCATCTCTATGCCTGACGCCTTCATAGCCAGTAATTTCCCATTGTTCTCTGCCCGGTTAGATTCTGTCCTAGCAATCATTTCGGCCCGATTATCTCCTACATTGAAGACTTTGGTCACTCTTGCTTTTAGCTTTGTTACTCCTTCGCCATTAATGATTCCTCTACTTAACTCTGCTTTCAAATCATTTGAGATTTCTTCTGTCATATCTTTTATATTGTCGAATGTGTGTTCCTGGAGAAACTCTACGGCTTTGTTGTTCATTGGAATATTCTTGTCGATTTGTTTCTCTGACTTCTCCCAACCGAAGTTAAATTTAAATTTGATAACCTCATCGACTACTTTCCTGAATGTGAAAATCTCAAATATCTTCTTAATAATTCCTGGTAGATCGTCTATCCCTTTAATCTGCAATAACTGTTCAGGCTTGCCCTGGTCCTCTAAAAGTTCAAACACTTTAGCTTTATTGCTCTTCAATAGGTCGGTGATTCTTTTCTTAAGTTTCTTCTCGGATGTGCTCATCTCTTCGTTTGGTTGAAGTGTTAGTCCGCTATCAGTTGTTTGTGCTTTCTTGATATCCTTTGGCTTATCTCCTTTGGCCGGCTTAGCAGTCATCTTGTCACGTGTTGCTTGGGCATCATTGTTTATTTTGTCTGAGTCTTGCTGTCTTGGATCGCCCACGTTTATGTTCGTTCCCATTTGTGGGCTTCTCTCCCCGACATTCTTATCTCCCCATTCTACATCATCAAGGCCTTCTGCATTACGCACTTCGTTGATTGTTTTTAAGTCTGATTCTGTTTGCAATTTGTAAAGTCCCCACTTCTTTGTTTCTTCGTCTACATCAAAAATCTTATATTTGTAACGTACACCCTCAACCCCAAACTCTGGGATGATTTCTGTGTTCACATGATATTCGATTAATCTTAATAATGGGTAAATGATTCTTTTCTTTGCTACGCTTGTTTGTACGATTTGGTTTGCTGCACCTTTTGCATCCTCTGTGAAGCCTAGTTCTGTGGCTGTGATTCCAAATGCGCCCCACACTAATTTTGACCACCACTTCTGTGATTCGATTAACTCTAGCTCCTGATTAGTGAATCCTAATCTCTCGAACTTTGGCATCTTGTTAACCATTGGCAATTTGTGATTTGCTCTCTTCCAATTCCCAAGATCATCCTGAACCTTTTGCTGTTGGATCCATTGCTGTCCAAATGCCTTTAAATCGTCGCTTGACATCCCATCCATACCCAACACTCCCGGAGGAATTGAATTATCATTAAAATATTCCAATTGAGACTCAACAGCATAAATTAATGTTTGAACTGTCTTGGCCAAAATTTCCATGCTTGACCTTCCGTATAAATTATCTGTTCTGACTTTCTTCTCGAACCACACTATTTCTCGCCTACCGAATGGAATTGGTCTCGCGCCTGTGTTAAATCCATATTGAAAGTACGCGCCCTCTTCTTCTGCTTCCACTGCAGTCATTTCGGCCTGGATTGCCGGATAGTCCATTTGTTGAGTTTGCTCTTCTCCTTCTCCTAGGATATTCTTCATTAAAATTAAATCTGCTCTCTTTGTATAAAATCCATAAGGATCGGGATTCTTTGTGAACGCCATTCCATCTCTCGCACAAATTTCAACCATCTCTCCAAACGTATTAAAAACCTTAACCATTATTCCAGAGTTAAGTTCGAGTAAGTCTGGCAACATCATTCGAACAATCATTTCCCAGCTTTCTTTGTTTGTGTTTGGATTATAAAAAAATTCTTGAATCCTTTCGACATCCTTTTCTTTTCCTGGAACTTCATTGCCTGCTCTATCCTCTGCCACAATATCCCACTCGACCGAACACACCTCATCGATGATTGCAGTAACACACATATCCACATAAATTGAAGCTGCTAATTGTCGGTAATAATTAAGGTCTTTGTATCGTGGATATCCAAATGGTGCCCGATAGAAAAAGTTTGGCATATATGCTTTTGGAAGTCCATCTCTTGTCTCTTCAAATGCTGTCACCACGTTTTCTCCTTTTGGTGCTGTGATTTGTTGAGCTTTATTGTATGGTCCACTTGGTCTCTTCCCTATTGGTTGACTTCCTAGTGGTTGTAGAACTGATTCACTACCACTTTCCCAAGGGCAGTTCGAAAATATTGAGGCTGATTTTCTTTCCATGAATGTGAGTTAAGGTGGGCAACCTTGATGAGCTTGTCTGGTGGATGTATTTCTTAGCCTTGATAATTTTATAAACCTTCTTGTCAATTAATATAAGCAACTATTCTACTAATATCCTGTCTCTTGCAATTTCAAAATAATCTTTATTCATTTCTATACCGATAAAATCTCGATTAAGATTCTTACAAGCTACTCCTGTTGTCCCAGAACCCATACAGTTATCCAATACCAAATCTCCTTCATTTGTGTAAGTTTTAATTAGATATTCCATTAATGCTACTGGTTTTTGTGTTGGATGAACTTTATCCTTATCTCTACTAATTTTGATTAAGTTCTTTGGATATCTCTTTCCGTTATTCACTGTAACATGTCCGGACACATCTTTTCTTCCACCTTTGCCTCCCCGGACTACAGCAGAGTTGGATTTCTGATTTCCAGACTTACAGGTGTATGCTTTTCCTTCATTCATTTGTGGGTTGTATTTCATATTCAATCCGTTCTTCACAAAAGACGTAGCCCCTCTTCCAAATACACAAATATCCTCTGTTATTTTTAATGGTTGAAATTTTGAGTTTAAAAAATTAGTTCCATTCTCTTTCTCCCATATCCAGTTGTATTTATACATCTTAATATTAGAATTTATTAATAAACTTGTGAATGGCTGTTGAGCTGTTAGGACAATAGCACCATCATCTTTGATTAATCTTTCATATTGTTTCCATAATTCTTGCATTGGTATCCTTGAATCCCAACTTGCAGGCGTTGTTCCATAAGGCAAATCACATAAAATCATATCTACTGACTTGTCTAACATCTTTTTCATCTCTTCCAAGCATTCTCCATTTATTAATTTCATTCTACTAATATCCTATCCCCAATCATTTTTACTTCTTTGCCATTGACTATCTTTTTCTTGATGTTCGAATCTCCGTATACTTTTGGTTTGCTCTCTGATGCCTTACTACCTGGAAACGCCCAAGCACTTTCATTTGGGTTAATCTCAAAATACATTCTCATCATCATAACATCTCCTGCATCTGTGGATCTGCTCAAGGCGGCCGTATCATGTAATTCTTTCTTTGTTATGACTCGCATCTTTGCGTCTTTGTCTGAGTCC